CTGAATATTATTCAGATGATAATGATGAAATATTAGAAATTAAAGCTGAATTTCCTTATGTATCTGATTCATATATAGCTTATAACATGGGTAAAGCTATTCTTGTTAGAAGCAGAAATCAAACAACCATGCAATTCTTAGGTACTCCTGAAATGTATAAGTTAAATGTAGGAGATATAGTAGATTTAACTTATACAGGTTTAGGATTCTCAGGCAAAATTTGTCGTGTTGAAGCATTAGAATTACAGTCAGATGGTTTAGTTGCAGTTAGCTTAATAGAATACTTTGATGTTTATACATGGGAAGTGCCACCGCAAGAAGATTTTGAAGAATTAGCTGATACGCCTTCTGCTTATGCTGTAAAAGCTCCAACTAATATAACTTTTACTGATACTGATTCAAGTGCTATCAATAGACCATTTTTATCTTGGGATGAGCCAACAGATTTTCCTGACTATCAATATAGAGTTAATATTGTAGATGATTCAGATAATCAAGTTTTAAACAGAATAGTAGATGTAACTTCTGTAGATTTAAACTTTATACCTAAAGGTTCTTATGTCGCTAATATTACTTCATTAAATGTATTAGGAAGTGAATCATCACCAGCAAGATTTCCAACAACAGGAACATTTACTGTTGCAGATGAGCCAACAGTTGCAGCAGATATAGCAGATGGTGCAATCACAACAGATAAATTAGCAGATGATGCAGTAACAACAGCTAAGATCATTGATGATGCTGTAACTAATGCTTTAATAGCTACTGATGCTGTTAATCAAGATAGTATTGCTGCAAATGCAGTAACAGCTACAGAAATAGTAGCTGGAACTATAACTACATCTGAAATAGCAGCAAGCACAATTACATCAGCAAACATAGCAGCTAATACTATAGTTGCAGATGATATAGCTACAGGAACATTAACTTCTGCATCAGGTGTATTTGGAACTATATCTGCTGACGATATGACTACAGGAACATTAAATGCTTCTAACGTAACAGTTACTAATCTTGATGCAGATAATATAACAACTGGTACTTTAAGTGCTGATAATATACAAATAGATGATGTAACTTTAGATTCTGATGGTAGCGGTAATTTAATTATTAAATCAGGTGGTGTAGATACTACACAAATAGCAGATGATGCTATAACAGATGCAAAAGTAGATAGCTTGTCTGCTACTAAATTATCAGCAGGTACTATTGATGCAAGTGTTATAACAGTTACTAATTTTACTGCTGACAATATTTCAGGTGATATAGATAAATTAGAGCCTGTAAATGTTGCTACTAATAATTCTTTATCAACATCTTATTCTTTAATTTCAACAATACGTTTATCCGCACCTGATATATTAACAGCAGATGGTGGGCATACTCCATTTTTCAGTTTTGTGATATCAGCTACACAAACAAGCGGTGGTTTAGAAATGGATTTAAAGGTAACTTTATATGCTATGACTGTCGCAGGAGATGTAACATCTTTCACAACTTATACCGCTGCTGAATCAGGGCAAGACCATAATTTTAATAGTGGACCAGTATCTCAATCTATCTCAGGTTCTTTTAATCAAAAAGTTTTTTCATATTGTGATTTGAAGTTATATGCTAAAAGAAATGCAGGAAGCATTACTTTAAATAAAATACAAGGTGTATATGCAGGATTAAGGGCAGGTTAATATGTGGGCAAAATGGGATTATGACAATAACAAGATTCTAATTGGTGAACAAAAGAATAAAGGTGATGATAGCAACGATTGGATTCCTGTTGATAAACAATTTACTGATATAAACTTAGATACGCATATAGTTCAAACAACTTTTGACGAACAAAATAATTTAATAACTATTGCTGCTATAGAAAAAACTGAAGCAGAACTTATAGAAGTATGTTTGTTTAAATTAAGAAGTAAAAGAGATAAACAATTATTAGCAAGTGACTGGACACAATTTAATGATAGTCCACTATCTGATGCAAAAAAACAAGAATGGGCAACATATAGACAAACATTAAGGGATTTACCATCAACACATCAAACAACAAATAATATTGATGATGTTATATTTCCAACTATCCCTGAATGATTTAAGATATATAAAATAGGATTTTAATATGGCACAACACGATTACAACTTAGCAAACCAGTCAGGTGCAGACTTTAGAGCAGATTTAAACAATGCTTTATCTGCTATTGCAACTACAAATAGTGGTTCAACTGAACCATCAACTACTTATGCTCATCAATTATGGGTAGATACATCAAGCAATGTATTAAAGATCAGAAATGGTACTGATAGTGCTTGGATTACTACAGGTGTTAGTATTAATGCATCTAATACATTTACAGGTAACTTAACAGGTAATGTTACTGGTAATGTAACAGGTAATGTTACAGGTAATGTTACTGGAGATTTAACAGGTAATGCAGACACAGCTACAACACTTGCAACTGCAAGAACTATATCTTTATCAGGAGATGTTGCAGGATCAGCTTCTTTTGATGGTAGTGGTGATATTACTATTACAACTACAGCACAAATTGATTCTATTGCTTTAGGCACAGATACTACAGGTGATTATGTGCAATCTATTTCAGGTGGAACTGGAGTAACAGTAACAGGTGGAACTGGTGAGGGTTCTACTCCTAGTATTGCTATAGGACAAGCTGTAGCTATAACTGATGATGTTACTTTTAATATTGTTACAGCAAGCGAAGAATTTATTGGTGACATTGATGGTGCTGTTAGATTTACAGCTAAAGCTGACGAATCACTATCTAAGGGAGATATAGTTTATGTATCAGGTGTTTCAGGAAATACAACAACAGTAGGAAAAGCAAAAGCTGATGATGCTTCTAAAATGCCTGCATTTGGTATGGCTATAGAAGATGCTAATGCTAATAACAATTTACAAATAGTTACTTTTGGTAATCTAACTAATATTGATACTTCCAATGAGTCAGTTGGTGAAATACTTTATGTATCTACAACAGCAGGTGAATACACAACAACTCCACCAACAGGAGAATCAGCAGCTATACAAAACATAGGTAAGGTTTTAAGAAGTCATGCTGTTAATGGTTCAATAAAAGTAGGTGGTGCTGGTAGAAGTAATGCTACGCCTAATCTAAATGATGGCAAAATATTTATAGGTAATGCTTCTAATCAAGCTGTTACATCAACACTTGATACTTCTATAGTTGTTGAAAATACAAATTTATATTATACCCAAGCAAGATTTGATTCTGCTTTTACTGCAAAAGATACTGATGATCTTAGTGAAGGATCAACAAATCTTTACTATACATCTACAAGAGCAAATACAGATTTCGATACAAGATTAGCTACTAAAGATACAGGTGACTTAACAGAAGGTAGCAACTTATATTACACAACAGCTAGAGTTAATTCAGATTTTGATACTAGACTTGCAACTAAGTCTACATCTGATTTAGCAGAAGGCACTAATTTATATTACACAACTACAAGATTTGATTCTGCATTTGGTAATAAAACAACTGCTGATTTAGCAGAAAATACAAATTTATACTATACAGATACAAGAGCTAATGCTGCTATAGATGCAAGAGTAACAAAAGCATTTGTTGATGCATTAGGAATACAAGCATCAAGTGTAGCTGCTAATTCAGTAACACTTGGAACAGATACTACAGGCAATTATGTTGCAACAATAACAGGTACAGCTAATAAGATTTCAGTATCAGGTAGTGGAAGTGAGTCTGCAAACATAACACTAACATTGCCTGATGATGTGCAAATTGCAGATAGCTTAACAGTAGCAGGTAATTTAACAGTTAATGGCACACTAACATCTCTTGATACTACTAACTTAGATATAGAAGATAACTTATTCCAGCTTAATGCAGGATTAACAGGTAGTCCTGTAAATGATTCAGGTATGCTTATTAATAGAGGTACTGCTGATAATGGTATCTTTATGTGGGATGAATCTGCTGATAAATTTACATTAGGATTAACTACAGCAGATGGTAGTGCTACAGGTAATATTACTCTTAATTCACTTGGTACTTTAGTTGCAAATATTGAAGGAGCAGTTACAGGTAATGTAACAGGTACAGTTTCTAGCCTATCTAATCACGATACTGGAGACTTAGCAGAAGGATCAAACTTATATTATACAGATGCAAGATCAAGAAGTGCTATATCTGCAACTGGTGATATTTCTTATAATAGTTCAACTGGTGTTATTAGCTTTACTCAATCTACTGCTCCAGTAACAAGTGTAAATACACAAACTGGTGCTGTTGTACTAGATACTGATGATATAGGAGAAGGGTCAACTAACCTTTACTATACTAATGCAAGAGCAGATGCTAGGGTTAATTTACAAACAGGTGCTAACTTAGATTTAAGTTCTAAATCTACATCTGATTTATCAGAAGGAAGCAACCTTTATTACACAGACGCTAGAGCAAATAGTGCTATTGATACTAGAGTTACAAAAACATTTGTAGATGCTTTAAATGTAGTTGCAGCTTCGGCTACAGGTAATGCAGGAACAGCAACAGCTTTAGCAACTGCAAGAGACTTTAGTATTACAGGAGATATAACAGCTTCAGCAGTTTCTTTTGATGGAACTGGTAATGTAGCTTTATCAGCTTCTATTGATGCAAATACAGTTGGTATTACAGAAATAAATGTAACAGATGGTACTAATGGTCAGGTTCTAACAACTGATGGTGCTGGTAATTTATCTTTTACAACAGCTTCAGGCGGAACTTCAACAACTATTAATAACAATGCTGACAATAGAGTTATTACAGGTAGTGATACTGCTGATACATTAAATGGTGAATCTAATTTTGTATTTGATGGCACTAATGTTGGAATTGGCACAAGTAGTCCTGTAAGTGGAATTGGTGCTCCATTAACTTTAACATCAACTTCCACAGGTTATGTTGGTCTTAGGCTACAAGGAACAGGATCATATACCAATGACTGGGAGTTATATGCTTCAGGAGATGGAGCAGGATTAGATTTCTTTGGTGTATTTGATAGAACAAATCAAGCCTATAGATTAGTTGCAACAAATACAGGCAATGTTGGAATTGGAGATACTTCGCCTATAGCAAAACTAACAGTCAAAGCAGCTTCAGATACTATTAGAGCAGAAAGTTTAGCTACTGATGCTAAAAATATAACTATGTCTTATGAAGATTCTAACGACTTCGGAGCAATACGATGTGGTCAAGATGGAGTTGAAGACAAAAATCTTCTTTTGAGAGGAGCAAGTTTATTATTTCAAAGAAGTGGCGGAACAGAAGCCATGCGTATTGATTCTTCAGGTAACTTGTTGGTGGGAGCAACTTCATTTAATACAGGTGCTTTTGGTGCAACTAAAGGTATTAACGTAGCTCATACCCAACCTATAGTATTACTACATGAAACTGATACTGATAAAGATGGTTATATTGGAATGGCAAGTTCTACCATGTTTATAGGCACTGCTGATGCAATACCAATGAGATTTAGTACAAGTGATACAGAAAGAATGCGTATTGATTCATCAGGCAATGTTGGAATTAATAATACATCTCCTAGTAGTTATAGTGGAGATGGAAATAATTTAGTAATAGGTGCAACAAGTGGTGATAATGGTTTAAGTATAATTAGTGGCACTTCTAGTTCTGGAAGCATATATTTTGGTGATACACAAGAAACAGGAAGTTTATCAAGAAGAGGTCAATTAGTTTATAACCATAGTGATGATTCTATGAGAGTATTTACCTCATCAACAGAAAGAATGCGTATTGATGCTTCAGGCAATATATCTTTTGGAACAGAAAAAGTAGACCCTAATTGGTCACAGTTTTTTAACGCAATTTCTAGTAACTATGGTGGTCATTTATCTTTTCAAAATAATGGTTACGGTGTAACTCAATTAGGAAATAATTTTTATATAAATAGTTCAACTCAAAGACAAAGAGTATTAGCACAGCCTACCCAAGTATTAAAATTAGACCATCAAGGAAATTTCTTGTTTGAAAGTGCGGCTAGTGGTACAGCAGGTGGAACTTTTAGTTTTAGTGAAAAAATGAGGCTTGATGTCAATGGAAATTTGTTAATAAACCAAAGTTCTAGTAATCTTACTTATGGTAAATTACAGGTTTCTGCTGGTGGTGAAACAGCAGGGTTTGGTGGAATAGTAGGATTTTTTGATACTGATGGTTCTGTTGCTTCTTCAAATTTAATACAGCTTCTTTCATTTAGTGGAGATACAGATGCTACTGGAGGTCAATTTATAAGATTTAGAGATAGCAATAGTGTTATGGGTTCTGTTTCAGCAGCAAGTGGAACAACTGTAGCTTACAACACATCTTCTGATAGAAGAATGAAAGAAAACATCGTAGATGCTTCCTCTCAATTAGATGTAATTAACAATATACAAATTAGAGAGTTTGATTGGGTAAATAATGGTCATCACGAAGTTGGTGTGATTGCACAAGAATTAAACGAGGTAATACCTAATGTAGTTCAAGAAGGCGGAGATGATGTTACTGAAGAGCCTTGGGGTGTTGATTATGGAAAACTTACACCTTATTTAATAAAAGCTATACAAGAACAACAAACACAGATTGATAATTTAAAATCAAGAATAGAAGCCTTAGAAGGCTAAAGGAGAATAAAAATGGAATGGAATGTAAACACAGTAGACGTACATCCACATGAAGAAGGACATGATGACGTTATTTATAACGTGCATTGGTCAGTATCAAAAGTAGATGGCGATTATTCAGCATTATCTTATGGTACTCAATCAATAGATACATCTGATTTATCAGACTTTACTGCATTTGCTGAGGTAACAGCAGATATGGTTAAAGGTTGGGTTATTGATGCTATGGGTGAAGATGAAGTTGCTAATTTAGAAGCAAGTTTGGATCAACAAATAGAAGATCAAAAAAATCCAACATCTATTACAAAAACACTAGATTCTTAGTATATAATTTAATTTTAATAAACTTATAGGAGAGTTAAATGAGTAAAGAAGAGAATAAGATGGAAAACCAAGAACCAGTAGTAATTACATATAATGGCACAGAGTATAGAGCTTCTGATCTAAACGAAGAACAAATGGCTTTAGCTGCTAAATTAAATGTAGCTGGTAAAAAACTAGCTAGACTTCAAGATGCTTATGATGATTATGTCATTACTAATGAATACAAAAACTTAGTTATTGAATCATTTGATAGAGCTATCAATCCTGAAGAGGTCGAGGTAGTAGAGGAAGAATAATGCCTAGAGTCACCGCACAAGATATCGGAGTTGAATTAGAAAAACACGAAATCCAATGCGGTGAAAGATGGACTCAAAACTGGAATAGACTAAAAAAAATAGAAGAACAAGTTAAAGATTTAGATGGTAAAACAGAAGCTAAACTTAACAAGATTGACTGGTCTATTAAAGGTGGTTTGGGTGCAGTAATATTAATACTATTAAGTGGCATTATCACCTTGATTATTAAATTATGATAGATAAACTTATCCAACCTGTTGGTGACATTTTAGATAAATTTGTTGCCGATAAAGATTTAAAAATAAAACTATCTCATGAACTTGAGAAAGAAATAATTTCGTTAAACAAAGCACAATTAGAAGTAAATAAAGTTGAAGCAAAACACAGTAATATATTCGTTTCAGGGTGGCGTCCTGCTATTGGTTGGATATGTGGTTTTTCAATCGGTTATCACTTTATCTTAGAACCTATTATTCAATATATTCTTATCGTCAATGCAATTCAATTTGAAACGCCTGAGTTTGACTTTAGCCAATTATCTACAATCGTTATGGCTATGCTTGGTATGTCAACACTTAGAACCTACGAAAAAACCAAAAAATAAAATGTACGACAACATAAAAGAAATGCTAATCAAGAATGAAGGATTAGTATGTAATCCTTATCATTGTAGTGCTAACAAACTAACAATAGGCGTAGGCAGAAACTTAGAAGCTAATGGTATATCAGAAGATGAGGCTATGTATCTTTTAGAAAATGATATCAATAGAGTTGTAGCTAATTTAGATAAGATGTGGGAAGTATGGAGAAGTTTCCCTGTACCTGCTCAAGAAGTATGTGTTGATATGGCATTTCAAATGGGTATAGCAGGATTTATGAATTTTAGACAAACACGAGCTCTGATGGAGATGGGTTGTTGGTTGGAAGCATCAGAGGAAGTATTAAGAAGTAAGTATGCAGTTCAAACTCCAAATAGGGCAGCTAGAAATTCAAGAAAACTAGCTTTGTGTAAAAGTGCCAAGAAAAACATCAGATCAACATCAAGCTAATTCAAGACTTGGTGCACTAGGCGAATCATTAGTCCAAACTTTTCTGCTTGAGTACGCTGACTTTTGTTATCCAACCCAAGAAAAACATCCTGCTGATTTAATGGTTGAATTTGGATCAGCTAAATATACAGTACAAGTAAAGAGCAGAAGAGCCACTAAAGAAAAGAAGTTTATCTTTGCTGCTGAGAACTCAAGGTCAATGTCTGAAACTTACAAACACTATAATTGCGATATCTTAGCTTTTGTATTCTTTGATGCAGAAGAAAAGCGAATCATGTTTAAAGCAAATACATCATCACAAAACTATTTTACTTTTGATAGTAAAGTTATTACTGAATCTATGGAATTAGATTCTTTAAAAGAAACACTAGACAATCTAAGCTCAGTACCAGTTCTAAATCCTTTAATTTAATACATAAATAATTCTTTACATTTATATACATATATATATAATGGGGGTATGTTAATTAAAAATAAGGAGTTAAATAACATGAAAACAATATTTAAAGTATACAGCGATAGCAGAGATTTTTGTGGCTGGGGTAATGAAAAGAATGAAGTAGAAATTACTAACCCAAAAGATATATTACCTTTAATGCAAGATTATCTTAACAAAGTTGCTAATCAGGAAACTGTAAATGCTATTAATTTTGCTATAGAAATACAAAAGGGAGATAAATAATGAGATACACACTACAAGTTCAACTACCTAGCTTAGGCTGGGTGGTTGCTATCAAGACTAGCGACTTATTCTACATGGCTAGTAAGAGAGCAAGATTAATTGATCAAGGGCATAAGGTTAAATTAACTAAGGAGAAGAAATTATGATTGAGAGTCCACAAACATTAATATTATTAGCTGTTATGTGCTACCTATGTTATGGAGCAGCTTTAATAATACACGACAGGAATAACAGAAAATGAATGTAACATTTAATTTATTAGGTGGTGGTGAGTTAAATATTCCACCAAGAGCAATAAGTGGCTTTTACAAAGATCAATTCACTAGTGAGGTTATTGTTGAAGTTGGTGAAGATGAATACAAAGTCAGGGATTCACTTGATGAAGTTAAATACATTTTAGGAATAGCAAGATGAAAATAGAATCACTAAAGAACTTTGAATCTAAACAAAAGGGTCAGGCTCTTATTTATAAAGACTTACCCAATGAGGACTATCATGCAAGTGTAGGGATTAGTAGTAGTTATGTTAGAAGATTTGGTCAATCTCAACTTCATGCAGTAAATCATACTTCTGAATCTACTCCAGCACTAAAGTTTGGCACAGCAGCACATTCTTTATTAGTAGAAGGACAAGAAGCATTTGATAAAGAAGTCAGAGTGCTTACAGGTTCTCCATATACAAAAGCATATAAAGAAGAGAAGGCTGAATATGAAGAACAAGGATTCATAGTGTTAAAAGAAGATGAAGCTGAGATTATTACTGGCATGAAAGAGAATATGATCTATGAAGGTAATGCTTATCTAAATGCAAAAGGTAAGATACCTGAAGCAAGTATTTACTGGTATGAAGACGATGTGCTATGTAAATGTAGACCTGATGTTATGTGTCCGCCTTTAGATGAACCTAATTCAGATAACAAGATAGTTGTTATAGATTATAAAACTACTATATCTTGCGAACCTCATGCTTTTAATTATTCAGTTAAGAAGTATGGTTATGATATGCAAGCTGCTTATTATCGAAGAGGAGTTGAGATGGCAGGATATGAAGTTACTGATTTCTTATTTATAGCTCAAGAGAAGGTTCAGCCTTATGCATCTAAGGTATTTAGGATCACTAAAGAACAAATGGATTATGGCTGGACTATGATGGAACAATACCTGAACGATTATAAAGAATATCAAAAGGGTAAACCTCTAAGTATTTACAATAGTCCTAATGTTGTGGATTTGGTGTTGTAAGTAAGGGCGAATAGATATATGAGAGTATTTAGATTTATGGAGAGTTTATCTTACGCCCTTGAGATTAGTATAAGGGTTTTTGGAAGAGTAGGTAATAAAGTTCTAGCTTTATTATCAAAATAATATTAATATTAAAAACGGAGAGTCATTATGAACGAAAAAACAAAAAAGGCACTTTGGATTCCTGAAGAATTACATAAGGATATCAAGGTTTTTGCAATCACAAATAATATGAATATTGAATCTGCTACTCAGCTATTGCTGAAGCTAGGCATGGTTTCTTATAAGGAGAATAATCATGGGTCAGCATAAAGCAAAAGTAGAGCAACGCAGAAAAGAACTAGAACAAGAAAAACTAGATAAGCAAATCAAAACATATTATTTCCAAAAGGGTGCTGGTAAGCATTATAGGGAAATAACTTATATGAGTGGCAAAGTAGTAAGGACTGATTTTAATGCTTGAGTGGATTCTATATTTTATTGCAGGAATATTTGGATTAGTATTTATAGGAATCATTTTAAGTGTATTAGCATTTATATATGTAATTAGAGAGTTAGATTAATGGTAAACAGTAGAAATAAAGGTGCAGCTTTTGAGAGAGTTATAGTCAACAAGCTCAATGCAGTTTTAGAAGATAAAGGTTTAGAAGAGAGAGTAAAAAGAAACTTGGATCAATATCAAACAAAAGGCATGGCTGATATTTATTTCAGAAACTTTGCTATTGAATGTAAAAGATACAAGAACAATGGTAAGCAGAACATTTACAAGAACGAATGGTGGCAACAAGCAGTAGATAGTGCTGGTGATAACTTGATACCTATATTGATCTATAAGTTTGATAGAAGAAGTATTATGGCTGTTGTACCACTATTTTTAATGAACAACTTTGATAAAGCTAATTGGGATTGCACATATATGTGTCCTTTATCAGATATATGTGAAAGGTTAGATGAAATCATACAAAGAGCAGATGGATTTAAACAGCTACCTGCTTGAGCAGGATTTTGAAGATTATTGTAGGTTTGCCTACGAGAAGATTCAAAACGCCTGTAATTTTCTTGGCATTATAAATGACGAGGATTATGAGAGTTTTAAGGAGAGATGTTATTCCCAACTTGAAACTGATTATTTAAACAGTATTGAGAAAACAATACATTAACCATAGGAGAGTATATGGATATATTAGGTGGGATGAGTAATCCCAATAGTGAGAGTCAGCAAGTTTATCTTGCTTTTAAAACCATGCAGCAAAAGTTTTTTGCAAATGGTGAAACTCCTCTTGATTTCCAATATCTACAGCTTGATCCTGCTACTTTTAAAAGTGGCTGGGGTCGTTATACAAAAGCTGAAGGTTTTGAATATCAATGGGATAATAAATTTGGTGTAGTTGATTCTAAACCAGCAGATGATTTTAAAAGAGCATTTAGTGCTTGGGTATTTCCTCAAGGAGCTCAACATGCTTATCTGTGGCAAAGATTTACTTACGCTGAATCAAGTGCATTTAACAGCATACTGGCTAGTTTTTGGAATCAAATGGATGCAAGTTCTGATTCCTTGCCTGTTGTTAAGTTCGAGGGATCAAAACCAATTCAGGTTGGCATGGGTAATTCTTCAGAGCTTACCTTTAGCTTTGCTAAATTTGCACCTAGAAGTCCTGAGTTTGTGATACCAAGTTGGTATACAGATCAGGAAGCACCAGTAGAGGACACATTTAAGAGTCCTAATGATGGTCTTGGCGATAAAGTAGCTGAGATGGTAAGTCAGAATGAATTAACAGATGATGATATACCATTCTGATGCAATCAGTAGATTGGCAAAGAATAGCACCTGAAGTTGCAAAGCAATTACTAGGTGAACCTACTAGCACCTCATCTAATGAATTAAGATGGGGTCGCAAGGGTTCTTTTGTTCTTAACTTAGAAGCAGGTACTTGGTTTGATTTTGAGAATGATACAGGTGGTGGATTAATAGATTTAATTAAACACATGAATCAAGATGTCAATACAGTTTTAAAACAGTTTGGTTATGATCTAGCATTACAATCTAATGACTCCTTATTAAGCGGTTTTTCCCCCTTAAAAACAAAGACCGCAAGTAGTGCTAGATCATTCTCTAGACAGCAGATGATTGACCTTTACAAACAAGCTATTGTGAAGGTCAAGTATGCTGATAACTTCATGGTAATGAGATTTCCTGAAGGTCATTTTATTAAACAGAAATACGCACCATTTACCCTTAATAATGATCAAACTTGGTCTATGAAGCGACCTGAAGGCTTACTTCCTATTTATTACACAAATAAGTACCCTACTAAACCTATCATCATAAATGAAGGTGAGAAGGCTCTAAGTGGCTCAGAAGCGATTTATGAGGGTGATAGTTGTACTTGGCATGGTGGGGTTAACAGCTGGGAGAAAGCAGATTGGAGTCCTATATTTGGCAGGGAGGTTTGGATATTTCCTGATAATGATGAAGCTGGAATTAAGTGTGCAAATGACATAGCTAAGATGCTAAAGAAGAATGGTTGTAAAGTAAAAGTAGCACAACCACCTGAATCATTTAATGAGAAAGATGATCTATACGATGCATATATAAGGGGAGATTTTAAAGAGTCAAAAGATTTAGAAGAATACATAATTAACTGTACTGAAAAGAAACCCAAAGGTGCTGTTACCTTTACAAGAGCAGATGAGGTATTAAGACAAGTAGATAATCCTGACTGGCTCATAGAAGATGTAGTAGAAAAGGAATCATTGATGTGTATCTTTGGAGCTCCCAAGAGTGGTAAGTCCTTTATTGCTATAGCTATGGCAGCTTCTATTGCTAAAGGTGAAAGGTTTTATGGTAATAAAGCATACGCTAAACCAGTCATGTATGTATGTGGTGAAGGTCAGAGAGGTGTTAAAAGAAGATTAGCAGCTTGGCAACAAGGTATGTTTGATCTAAATAACGTACCTTTATATCTATCAGATAGAGCAGTTAGAGTTAATGATCCTGATGATTTTAAGATGTTAGAGGAAGAAATAGAAGCATTGACACAGCAAGTAGGTGAGATAGGTATGATTGTTATTGATACATTCCAGCGTAACTTTGTAGGTAATGAAAATAGTGCTGAAGATGTAGGTAACTTTATTAATAAATTAGATGGACTTATATCACATTATAAGTGTTGTGTATGTTTAGTACATCATACTGGTCATGGCAACTCTACAAGAGGTAGAGGATCAAGTGTAATGGGTGCATCATTAGATTATGAATTTAAAGTAGAAAGAGATGATCAATTAGTTAATGGTTTTGTTGATGAACAAATGCTTGTATCTTTTGAGCAGACATTGAATAAAGATGGTCAAGGTATGGCTATTAAGAACTTTATGTTTAAAGAAGTACAGATTATAGGTGAAGGGTTGAATCTTACATCAGGATTTTTAGAAGAAACTGATATTGAATTAAAAGTTAAAAAGAAAACTGGTTTACCACCTATGCAACAAAGAACTTCAAATGCATTAAGGACTGTAGCTATGATAAAAGATAGTGCTTCTCCACAAAGCATATATTTACAACCAGCAGATTTAGAAGGATATGTAGAAAATCTTAAAGGTGAAAACATAAAAGCAGACACAATTAGAAAGCATTTAGAAGCATTAAAGAAAAAAGATAAGGTTGTATATGATCCTGATTGGGGTTATCAGCATGAAGATTTTAAGGATATGCCACCTAATTTTCCTAAAACAAATGATAATTAGGTCGGAAGTGTCGGAAGGAAGTGTCGGAAGTTTTAAGGAAGTTTTTGATGAAAAACAATAAATAGGTCGGAAGGAAGGGAAGGAAGTATGTAATACTTCCCTTACTTCCTACTAAATGTTCGGAGTTTTATGAAAACATATTTAGATGAAACATTAGAAGATAAATTAAAAGAACTCAGGGTTTATGAGTTAGAAACCTTTGTGAAGTGGGGTAATCGTAAACGAATCTTTAAGATGGTTGGTGTTCAGTTTGAGATTAAGTTTTGTAAAGCAGAACAGATATTAAAAGATTCTTTATATAGTGATACTACTGCTCAGAAACTTAAAATGGTTGAGATGATGATAAGAGCTTATGAGCAATTAAATATTAAATGCGAAGAAAGTGGTTATATTATGATCCAGCCAAATGTTAAGTGCTTTAACTTTGATAACAAAACTGCTTTAGTTTGTGATGCTGATGATGAGAAACCAGCATTAGAAATGATACATAAAGATGAGAAGGATATAATGATATTCAGCATAGAAGAATTATTGAGATGTATTCCTGATGATTTTATGAAAGCAAAAGAATTATTATCTAAATTAGATAAGTCAGTAAATATACAGAAGGTTACTTATGTCTAAATGGCATGGTGGTAAAGGTTCGCGTAGACGTAGAGAAGATAGGAAAAAGATAGATGATAACTGGGATAAGATATTTAAGAAGGAGAAGAAAGATGCCAATAAAACTAAAACCAAGTGCAAAGATTAGAGATAGAGCTACAGGTAAGACAACTACTGAGCATTACTATCTAAAGTGTATGACACTAAAAGAACTGAATGATTATATTGAATCACCTAGTGCTAAGAAAAAGGTCATACAAAAATGTAAGAATGAAATAATAAGGAGAGGGCATGATAAATAAAATTTGTTCTTTTTGTAAAAAAGAAATGCCAGCTAATATTAATTTTTTTTACAAATGCAAAAATGGTGGCAAATTTGGTTTAAGAGAAAAATGTAAAGATTGCATGATAAAAATAAATTTAAAAAATAAACAAGAAAGAATAAAAAATGGTTTTCCACATTGGTCAACTGTTAAAAGAAGAAAAGATAAAGCAAAAGAATTAGGAATATCATATGAGTCTTGGTGCTTAATTCTTAAATTAAAAAAAGAAATAATAACTAACAAGAAACTACTTAAAAAACTTAAAGTTAGATTAAAAAAATTTGAACCAAAAAAAATTATTAAAAAAGATTTTTCTAAACTTAAGCAACATTATAAAATTTCAGACCAATCTTTTTTAAAATTAACAAAAGATAATCCAAGTGATAATACTTTGTTTTTTAGAATAAGATATAAATATGATACAGAATTTAATCTTAAGGAAAGACTAAGAAGTCAATTAACAAAACAAAAAAAGAAATATCCAAATTTAGATTATGCAGTTAGACAGTCAGTATCAAAAAACCAAAATACTAAATACTTAGATATTTTAGGATATACAAAGGAAGATTTAAAAAATCATTTAGAGAAACAATTCACTAAAGACATGACATGGAAGGTATTTAGAGATGGAGACATACATATCGATCACATAAAACCACAATCATTGTTTAATTTAAAAGATATAAATGATGTTAAAGAATGTTGGTCTTTAAACAATTTGCAACCATTATGGGCAAAAGACAATATAACTAAATCAAATAAATATAAGGAGAAATAAATGAAAAAAGAAAAGATTGATTATGTGAACTCGCCACCTCATTATCGGAAGGGGTCTATTGAATGTATTGATGCAATTAAAGCTGCACTAACTCAAGATGAATATAAGGGATATTTAAAGGGAGCAGCATTAAAATACATTTGGAGAGAATCTTACAAAGATAGCAATATACAAGACTTACAGAAGTCTGTTTGGTATATTAATAAGTTAATAGAACATTACGAGAACTTATGAAGATAGATAAACAAAAATTAGAACAGAAAATTAAGGAAGGTAAATCATCACATGATATTGCTATGACTTATGACGTGCATCCATCTACGATCAGAAGGAAAGCAAAAGCATTAGGTCTTAAGTTTCAGACACAATCACATTGGAGAAAAGGATGACTGTAAGCATAGATATTAAAACTAATGCTAAAGAAATAGAAAAGAAGTTAGGTATGTTTCAGAAGAAGCATATGCCTGAAATAGTTTCTGATTCTATTAATGAGGTTGGTGTTAAGTCAGTTAATGCCATGAGAAGTCAGTTGTTTAAGAAGCTAGATAAACCAACCAAGTTTACATATACAGGTGTTAAATTATTTAAAGCTAAAGCTAGAGACTTATCAGCTTTAGTATTCATACCTGACATACAGGCTAAGTATTTAGAGAAACAATTTGAAGGTGGCATGAGACTACCTGAGAAGAATAAGATACCAGTACCAGTAGACAAAGCTAAGATAAATGCATTTGGTAATATCAAAGGAAAAAGAACTGGTTTAATCAAAAGGAATACTGAGTTCATGGGTAATGTTAAAGGTATTGATGGTGTATGGCGTAGGGTTGGTGGAAAGCGTAATCCTAAGTTGAAGCTGATCGTAGCTCTTGAAAGTTCAGTCTTTTATAGAAAGCGTATTGAGTTCTATAAAACAGTTAAGGGTGTTGTGCAGAAGAACTTGGATAAGATATTAAATAAGAATCTAAAGAAGGTAGTTGGCAGATGATAGGTTCTTCTACAGCATTAAACGTGGGTTATTCGCGACCACGGTTTTTTTTTAGCGACAGGTCTAAAAGTTCCATGTCACAGCCAAAAGGAGAGTAGGTATGAAAATAAAAAATACAGATATAAACGATATAAAAGCATACGATAAAAACCCTAGAAACAACGCTAATTCAATAGATAAGGTAGCAGACAGCATAGCTGAGTTTGGTTTTAGGCAGCCTATAGTAGTTGATGAAGATATGATTGTCTTAGCTGGACATACTAGGCTGCTTGCATCTAAACAATTGGGTTTAAAAAAAGTACCAGTACATATTGCAGAAGGATTAACTAACGCACAAAAAAAGGCGTACAGAATTATGGATAATAAATCCTCTGAGGATTCAGAATGGGATAAAGATTTATTAAATTTAGAAATAAAAGACCTTATAGAAGATAACTATGATTTAAACATGACAGGTTTTACCCCTGAACAAATAGATGCACTATCTGTTTTAACTGAATCCATATTAGAGGGTGAGACAGATGAAGATTCTGTTCCTGAGCCACCTAAAGAACCTAAAAGCAAACTAGGTGATATTTATGAACTAGGACATCATAGATTAATGTGTGGTGACAGCATTAGTATTGATGATGTTGATAAGTTAATGAATGGCAAGAAAGCAGACATGGTTTTTACTGATCCACCTTATGGAATAGATTATCAAGATATAAAAAAGAATCATAAAAAGATTGCAGGAGATGAATCATTATCCAATGTAAAAGATTTATTATCTTTAATTCTAGTTTTAGATATTCCTATGTACCTTTGTTGTAACTGGAAATGTTTTAGTGCCTTTGAAGAAGCTATGCATGAAGCAGGAAAATATCCTAAATCTTGTATAGTGTGGGATAAAAAAGTAAGAGTTCAGAATTTAGATAAATTCTATAAAAGACATGAATTTATTTTATATCATGGTGAATTTGGTGGTCAGAAAACCTTAGATGGAGATGTGTGGATATGTGATAGAGAAGTTAGAAAAGACCATCCAACTGCTAAGCCAGTAGAATTATGTGAAAGAGCTATAAGATATTCTTCAGAAAACGCAGATATAGTGCTAGATTTATTTGGTGGTAGTGGTGCTACTCTTATTGCAGCTGAAAAATCAGCTAGAAAATGCTACATGATGGAATTAGACCCAATATATGTAGATGTTATTGTTAAACGCTGGGAAGATTTTACTGGTAAAAAAGCAAAACTAATCAATGGCTGAAATACCAAATTATCCAATAGCAGTTATAGCTAAACTTTTAGATTTATCTGAACGACATGTTAGAAGATTGGCAGATGATAATATTTTAAAAAAACCTGAAAAGAATAAAGGTTGGGAAATAACTAATGTAACTCTATATATTAGATATTTAAGAGAAAGAGCATTTGGTAAAGATATAAGCACGACTGATTTGCATAACGAGAAGCTAAGACTTACCAAAGCACAAGCAGATAAGGCTACTTTAGAGGTTAATGAATTAGAGGGTGAGCTTATTCCTGCTCAATTAGTTGAAGATACTTGGATTGGTTATAGTGCTAACGTTAGAGCAAAGTTATTAGGACTACCCTCAAGAATAGCACATAAAGTTATAACAGCAGAAGATTACCAAGAAGCATTATTAATAACAACAGAAGAAGTGCATGAAGCACTAAACGAATTAGCAGAAGATGGAATACCTGAAAAATATAGAAAACGTAATAAACAGCGTAAATCGAAGCTGGAGACCACCGAAAAATCTAAAGATTAGCGATTGGTCTGATAGTTATAGACGATTATCTCCTGAAGCATCAGCAGAAGCAGGTATATGGCGTACTGACAGAGCTCCATATCAACGTGAAATAATGGATTCATTTAATGATCCTGATATTCAAAGAATAGTCTTTATGAAGTCTGCTCAAGTTGGTGCTACTGAAATACTATTAAATACAATTGGTTATTATATAGATCAAGACCCAGCACCCATGCTGATACTACAGCCTACTTTACAAATGGCTCAGACATTTAGTAAAGACAGACTTGCTACTATGATAAGAGATACAGATAAAATTAGAAACTCTGTAGCTGATCCTAGAAGTCGTGATTCAGGTAATACAGTTTTATCTAAGAAGTTTGCAGGTGGTAATCTAAACATAGTTGGTTCTAATTCTGCATCAGGACTTGCATCAAGACCAATTAGAATCGTATTAGCTGATGAGGTTGATAGATATGAAGCATCTGCTGGTTCTGAGGGAGACCCAATATCACTTGCTACTAAAAGAACAACTACTTTTTGGAATAGAAAAATATATATGTGTTCTACTCCTACTATAAAAGGACTATCAAGAATAGAAACTGCTTTTGAAGAATCAGATAAACGCTATTACCATGTTCCTTGTCCTGAATGTAATGGGAAGCAAGTTTTAAAATGGAAGAATGTAGTTTGGGATGAAGATAAACCTGAAACAGCTTCTTATGCCTGCGAACATTGTGGTTCAGTTATAGATGAATCAAAAAAACAATGGATGTTAAAACATGGCGAATGGATTGCATCAGCACCTAAATCAGATACAGCAGGATTTCATATATCAGAGTTATATTCAGTTTGGTCTACTTGGGCAGATATGGCTAAGTCATTTCTTGAAGCTAAAAAGAATCCTGAGATGTTAAAGACTTGGATTAATACTGCTCTTGGTGAATCTTGGGAAGAACAAGGGGAAGCTGTTGAATATGAAACATTACTAGAACGTAGATTGAATTATGATTATACAACTATACCTGAAGATGTTTTAGTTTTAACTGCTGGTGTTGATACACAAAAAGATAGATTGGAATTACAGTTAGTGGGTTGGGGTAAAAATTATGAAGCATGGGTGTGTGATTACAAGATATTTTGGGGTGATCCAAATGCTATGAATGTTTGGAATGATTTAGATGCTTACTTGAAAAAAAGATTTAAAACTGAATCTGAAAGATTAATTCCTATATCATGTTGCACGATTGACTCAGGTGGTCATCATACAAATATGGTTTATCAATTTACTAAACCACGACAAGCTAGAAGAATCTTTGCAATTAAAGGTTTATCTCAAGCTGGTAAACCAATAGCTAATAGACCTACATTTGTTGGCAAGAATAAAGCTGTTCTCTATGGTGTTGGTTCTGATAGTGCAAAAGAAGCTATATTTGCTAGATTGGCTGCTGAACCTGAAAATACTACTTTGCATTTCTGCTCAGACCTTGATGAAGAATACTTTAAGCAACTTACAGCAGAAAAAAGAATCACTAAGTTTGTTAGAGGAAGAAAAACGCTAGTTTGGAAACAAGTAAGACCAAGAAATGAAGCATTAGATACATTAGTTTATAACTTTGCTGCTATTTATATCCTGAATCCTAATTATGATTCTATTGAGAACAAAATACTTACCCATGAGTCAAAACCTAAAGAAAAACCACAAAATAGACCTCAAAGAGGTATAAATAGAGGTAATTTCGCTACTTCTTGGAAATAGAAGAAAGTTTAGTTTAAATATTGACAATAACCTATTGCACATTAGTGTTAGATGTAGATATATCTAAAACATTTATGAGGTTTTTGCTTGAGCAACAAATTTGATTCAACAAATTATCCACCCCAAGTTCCTACTGAACTTCAGTTGGGAGACTATTGGGCATGGAAAAGAGAAGATTTAGCTAACGATTATCCAGTAGCAGATTATTCATTATCTTATGAATTTAATCTTGTAGATGGATCAACAGCTTCTAATTTTACATTAACTGCAACTGAGTCAGGTGATACTTACCTAATCGAAGCTACTAATACATCTTCTTATGCAAAAGGTAATTACAATTGGGTTTCTTACATAACTAGAACTTCTGATTCTGCAAGAGTCAAGTTAGAAGAAGGTTTTGTAGAGATTCAAGATAATTATGCAACTACATCTGCTTCAGTTAGAAGTCATGCAAAGATTGTTTTAGATAGTATTGAAGCAGTTATTGAGAATAGAGCAAATATTGATCAATCATCTATGTCTATAGCTGGTAGATCATTATCAAGAATGTCTATAGACGAACTATTAACTTTTAGAGATAGATATAAGGCTGAATATCTTAAAGAAGTTAAAATACAAAGAATTAAAAATAAACGTGGATCAGGAAATACTATCAAGGTTAATTTTGGTAAGGTTGCTGGTTCAACTCCTAAGAGTTACACATAATGGCATGGTATAACAGAATATTAGGTATTAACGAACCTAAAAAAAAGAAAAGACAAGCATATAGAAGAAGCTATACAGGAGCTAATACTGGCAGATTGTTTGCAGATTTTGTTACCACATCTACAAGTGCTGATGCTGAGATAAAAGATAACATAAGAATTCTAAGAGATAGAGCAAGAGAATTAGCAAGAAACGATAGCTATATTGCTAGATACTTAAACCTGATGGTATCTAATGTTATCGGTAAGCATGGCATAAGAGTTAGCTCTAAGGCTAGGAACGATAATGGTTCTTTAGACATTGGAGCTAACCTGCTCATTGAACGTGCTTGGAGAGAATGGGGACAAGTCGGAAGTTGTACAACTAATGGCAGACTATCATTCTTAGATTGTCAGAAAATATTTGTTGAATCACTATGTAGAGATGGTGAAGTATTAATCAGGAAAATAAAAGATAGCAACTCTCCTTTTGGTTTTCAGTTACAGTTTTTAGAAGCAGATCATTTAGACGAAAATAAAAATGATATTTATAAAGCTACTGGCAATAGAATCAAGATGGGTGTTGAAGTAGATAAGTATGACAGACCAGTTGCTTATCATTTATATAAAGACCATCCTTACGATAGAGTTTATTTAAGTCAAGCACAACACATTAGAGTACCTGCTGATGAGATTATCCATGCTTACCTACCTTCTAGGGCAGAACAAACTAGAGGTGTTTCTTTGGTTGCTACAGCTATGGCTAATGTGAAAATGTTAAATGGTTATTTAGAAGCAGAAATAGTTGCAGCTAGAGTTGGTGCATCTAAAATGGGTTTCTTTACTTCACCTGATGGTGATGGATATGTTGGTGATGGTGAATATGAAGATACCTTTAATCCAACAATGAACGCACAGGCTGGTGTATTTGAACAACTACCTCAAGGCATGGACTTCAAAGCATTTGATCCAACTCACCCTACATCTGCATTTGATTCTTTTACAACTAGTGTTTTAAGAAGCATAGCATCAGGTTTAAATATTTCTTATCATTCATTATCTAATGATTTAACTTCTGTTAATTATTCTTCAATAAGACAAGGTGCTTTAGAAGATAGAAGTATGTATCAGATATATCAACAATTTGTAATTGAGCATTTTGTAAATCCAGTATTTCAATCATGGTTAGAGATGGCTATATCAACTGGATATATTAATTTACCAATGGGTAAATATGATAAGTTTGCTAGATCAGTTAATTATATTCCAAGAAGTTTTGCTTGGATTGATCCTTTAAAAGAAATGCAAGCTAACGTAATAGGTTTACAAAATGGAACACTTACTTATTCTGATATTTCTGCTTCTTATGGTAGAGATACTGAAGAGTTATTTGAACAACATCAAAAAGAAATAGAATTAGCTAAACAGTATGATATTGAATTAGCTTATCAACCATTTGGTCAAAAACTACCTGTAGAAGCTAAAATACAAGGTGGAGAAGAGGAAGACGATGGCTAGACCAACTGAAGGAATGAAAGTCGAAGCTCAAAAGGGTTTAGACTGGAGAGAGGAGCATGGTCGTGGTGGTACTAGAGTTGGTGCTGTCAGAGCAAGACAAATAGTAGCTGGTGAAAACTTATCTGATGAAACTATCAAAAGAATGTTTAGTTTCTTTTCAAGACATGAAGTAGATAAGAAAGCAGAAGGTTTTAATGCTGGTGAAGAAGGCTATCCTTCTAATGGCAGAATAGCTTGGGCATTATGGGGTGGTGATGCTGGTTATAAGTGGTCAGAAACAAAAGTAAATCAAATGAAAAAAGAAGAAGAAAGAGCAGTATCAGGCAAGGCTCTTGAAATGATTAAGAATAAAGTAGAAGAACATAATGAAGAAGTTGGTGATGTTAAGTCAAAAAGAACTAACGTATCAACACTATCAAAAGTTTATGAAAGAGGGATTGGTGCATATAAAACTAATCCAGCTTCAGTCAGACCAACAGTTAGTAGTCCTGAACAATGGGCAGCAGCTAGAATTAACAGTTTCTTATTTGCTTTAAGAAATGGTAAGTTCAGAAGTGGCAAACATGATACAGACCTACTACCTGAAGGACATCCTTTATCAACTAAAAATAAAGAGGAGAAAGCTATGAATAAAGAAGATAGACATATCCTTAATGTGAGTGAAACTGATGATAAAGTTATCGTTGAATTTGCAAAGCATGAGGATGTAGAACATGAAGGTGAAGAAGTAGAAATGACTGACGAAGTTTCTATGTCTGAATCAGATGAGGAAAGAAAAGTAATTGATATGCCTATGAAATATAGAACTATTGATCTATCTAAACATTCTTATCTTGATGAGGACAAAAGAGTGGTTCGTGTAGGTGTTTCTTCTGAAGAACCTGTTGAGAGAAGTTTTGGCATGGAAGTGCTAGGACATTCTGCTGAAGATATAAACATGGAGTTTATAAATTCAGGCAGAGCACCATTATTGCTTGACCATGATATGACCAAGCAAATTGGTGTAATTGAAGAATTCAAATTAGATGAGACAGCAAAGAGGACAACTGCTGTAGTTAGATTTGGAAAATCTGCTTTAGCTCGTGAAGTATTTGAAGATGTAAAAGATGGTATACGCATGAATATATCAGTCGGATATCGAATCGATAAACTAGAACGCTATGAACAAGACAATGAGACTTACTACAAAGCTCAATGGACTCCTATGGAAGTATCTTCTGTATCAGTTCCAGCAGATCAAAGTAGGCTCGTAGGTGTTGGTCGTAGTAAAGATAAACAAAATAATAACATTGAGGTAAAACTAATGGAAAACGAAAAGAAACAAGATATTAATCTTGACGAAGTTAGAGCTCAAACTGTTGAAGATGCTAAAGCTGAATTCAAAAGAAATTCAAAAGAAATCATAGATTTAGCTGTTAAGCACAACAAAAGAGATTTAGCTGATAAAGCAATTAGTGATGGTATCTCTGTTGCAGAATTTAGAGGAATTTTATTAGAAAACATTTCTAACAATACTCCTTTAGAAACTCCTTCAGAAATTGGCATGACTAAAGAAGAAGTTAGAGAGTTCAGTCTAGTAAAAGCTATTAGAGCTATGGCTAACCCATCTGACAGACAAGCACAAAGAGATGCAGAATTTGAATTTGAATGTTCTGCTGAAGCTGCTAGACAGTATGGTAAAGATGCTCAAGGCATCATGTTACCTGCTGAAGTCCTAAGAACTTGGGGCAAAAGAGACATCAATTCATCTGATGATTCAACTTTAATAGCTGAAGATTACAGAGGTGGCGATTTTATTGATGTATTAAGAAACGAATCTTCAGTAATGCAAGCTGGAGCAACAATGCTAAGAGGATTACAAGGAAATGTTGTAATTCCTAAGAAAACTGCTGCTTCATCTGCTGGCTGGATTGCTACAGAAGGTAGTGCTGCTGCTGAAAGTGAATTTACTTCAGGTTCAGTAACAATGTCTCCTAAAGTAATTGGTGCTTTTACTGATGCAACAAGACTCTTATTACAACAATCTTCATTAGATGTTGAGAACTTAATCAGAGATGACCTAACAAAATCTATAGCTACTGCTATTGATTTAGGTGCTTTAGCTGGTTCAGGTTCAAGTGGTCAACCAACAGGTATTGCTAGTACTTCAGGTATTAACACTACAACTTTTGCTGCTGCTAACCCAACATGGGCTGAAATAGTAGCTATGGAAAGTGCTGTTGCTAACGACAATGCTTTAACTGGTTCTTTAGCTTACATCTGTAGACCTGCTGATTTTGGTACTTTAAAAACAACTGAAAAGGCTACTGGTACTGCTCAGTTTGTTGTTTCTCCTGATAACACTATGAATGGTTATAATGTTGTTAGAAGTAATCAAGTAACAAGTGGTGATTTCTACTTTGGTAACTTTGCAGACTTATTAATTGGTATGTATGGTGGACTAGATATTACTGTTGATCCTTATGCATTATCAACTTCAGGTGGAGTAAGAATTGTTGCTCTACAAACTGTTGATGTTGCTGTAAGACATGCAGTATCTTTCTGTAAATCAAGCGACTAATTAACTGATGCTTAAATGGAATGGGGGTAGCAATACCCCCAACTTAGAAATGAAAAAATATAAAATATTAATAGATACAATGGCTGGTGGTTCTAAAGTTCATGCTGGCGATATAGTTGAATTACCTGAACACGAAGGTCATGCTTTATGTGGATATGGTAAAGCTGAAGTTCATGTAGGTAAGCCTAAAGCTGAAAAACAAGATAGAAGCGTAGGTCTAAAAACTTCAAAAACAAAAGCTCCAAAAACAAGAGCTAAAAAATAAATCATGCCTTTAGAGAGTGCATTAGATTTTAACGCCTATGTTGATACAACAACAGGTCATGGTGTTACTGCCACTTTCTTTGAAGTCCAATCTTCACTATGGGATTCAAGACAAGGATTCATTGATACTTGGTTTGATATTGATTCAGGAGATGCCTATAGTGTTAATATCATAATAGACCAAGAATATTTCAATATTGAAGGTGGTACTGTTCCTGTTGCTGGTTATCAGCCAAGAGCAATAATAAAATCATCTGATGTACCTTATATATCTCAAGAAGATAAATTAGTTGTTGATGCAATAACAACTGATCAAGGTAATGTCCTTAAACCTGAAACTACATTTCTAGTAAAAACAGTAGAACCTGATAATACAGGATTAGTTTCATTAGTTTTAGAGGAACAATAATGTCTCAATTTAGATTAGAAACTGAATTAGATATGGCTGGATATTTAGATATTAATTTTGGTCATGGAGTATCTGCTGTTTATACAAATTCAGGTACTTCTACAACTATTAATATTATTTTAAATAATGAATATGTAGAACAAGAAGAAGGCATTGGTGTAGAAGCATTAAAACCAATAGCCTATTGCAGAACTATAGATGTTCCTAATATTGCATTTGGCAATAGATTAGATGTGTCTGCAATTAAAGATACAAATGGTAATATACTCAAAGCAGCACAAAGCTATACTGTTGTTAATATACAAGCAGATAGAACAGGTTTTAGTGCATTAATGTTAGAGGAAATATAATGGCAAATCATATAAGACAACAAATTAGAGAAAAGTTTGGTACTACTTTAACTGGTCTAGCTACAACTGGATCAAGAGTCTATGAGTCAAGGGTTTATCCATTAGAAACAGTACCAGCATTAGTTATCTACACTAAGTCAGAAACATCTGAGCCTATAGTGATAGGTACTGATCGTGTTATGAGTAGAGAATTGTCAGTAGTAGTAGAAGGATATGCAAAAGCTACTAGTGACTTTGACGATACTATTGATACAATATCAAAAGAAGTTGAAGAAGCAATAGCAGCAGATAGAACTTTAGATGGATTAGCTAAAGACTGCTATTTAGAATCAACAGAAATAGAGTTTAATGGTGAAGGTGAAAAACCACTTGGATATGTGAGTTTAACCTTCTTAGCAAATTACTATGTTCAGGAAACTAATCCTGACGTAGCAGTATAGGAGACAATTATGAAAATGATTAGTCCTGATGGCAAAGTTTCTATAGAAGCTCATCCTTCTAAGGTTGAGTCTTTATTGAATATGGGTTGGAAAGAGGAAGCAGTCCATTCGCAAGATAAAATTAAATCTTCTTCTAAGAAAAAGTCGAAAGACGAGGTAGAAAATGGCAACACATAAAGGAAGTGAAGGAACTGTAAAAGTCGGTTCTAATGCTGTAGCTGAAATAAGGTCTTATTCTATTGAAGAATCTGCTGATACTTTAGAAGATACTTCAATGGGTGATTCTGCTAGAACGTATAAATCATCATTGACTTCTTTCTCAGGAAGTTTAGATGTATTTTGGGATGAGACTGATACTAGTGGTCAAGGTGCTTTAACTATTGGCTCAGAAGTAACTCTTAATGTATATCCTGAAGGAGATGCATCAGGTGATACTTATTATACTGGATCAGCTATTGTTACTGGTGTTTCAAGAAGTGCATCATTTGATGGACTGGTTGAAGCTAGCATTTCAGTACAAGGTAATGGTGCATTAACATCAACAACAGTATAAGAATATGAAACTTATAGATAAGGCAAAAGCTCATTTTGACTCATTAGATGTCAAAGAGATAGAGATACCTGAGTGGAGTGATGGAGATGAGGTTCTTAAAGTATATGCAAAGCCATTAACGCTTGCTGAAATGTCTAAATTGCAACGATACGCAAAAGATGATGACGTAGCATTGATGGCTTATTGCTTAATATATAAAGCCTTAGATTCTGATGGTGAAAAAGTATTTGATCTATCGGATAAACATACACTTATGAATGGTGTAGATAAAGATGTACTTGCAAGAGTTGCAACTGAAATCATGTCATCACCAAGTGTGGAACAACAAGCAAAAAAGTAGCAGAAGATAAGGACTTATTTGCTAAATACTATCTAGCTGAAATGTTACATTGCACACTTCAGGAACTAGAAGAAAGAATGACCTTATCAGAATATACAGGATGGTTAGCATATTTAGAGGAAAAGAATAGGCAGATAAGAAATGGCAACTGATTATAAATTAAGAATTACAGCTCAAGATAAAAGTAAAAAGGGTTTTAATTCAGTAAATAAAAATATCAACAGCACACAATCAGCTATGAAAAAATTAGCTGGTGCTTTTGCTGGTGTTTTTGCTGTTAGACAAATTGTTGAATTTGGTAAAGAGACATTAGCTTTAGCAGATACTATTGGTAAAGTTGCTGATTCTATTGGTGTTCAAACAGAATTTTTACAAAAATATCAATTTGCTGCACAACAAGCAGGTTTAACTACAGAAGAATTTAACAAAGGTATGCAGAACTTTACCAAGATGGTAGGTCAGGCACAACTTAGAACATCTGAAGCTGGAAGGACATTAGAAAAACTTGGAGTACAAGTTAAAAATACTGATGGTTCTGTTAGAAGTTCAGAAGAAGTATTTGTTGATTTATTTGAAGCTCTTGATGGTGTTGGTAGTCAGTTTGAGAAAAATGCTATCTTAGCTGATCTTATGGGTAGAGCAGGTGTAAAACTTGCTGTTATGGGTAAAGATGGTGCTGAAGCTATGAAAGCATTAGCTGAATCAGCTACAGGTGTTCTTGATGAAGAAACTATAAGAAGAGCAGAAAGATTTAATGACACTATGAATATTCTTAAAAGACAAATATTAGCTCCATTACAAGATATGTTTATTAGTGCTGCTAATTCAGTATTAATGTTTATGGATGCAATAGGTTTAATAGATGTTCCTAAAACTATTCCTGAATTACAAGATGAGTTAACTAAATTACAAGAAATACAAAATGAATACAATGCTGCAATAGGTAATGAAGGTCGTTTAAGAAATAAAAATATTGACGACCAAACAGCAAATATTAAAGCCATAAATGAAGAAATTAAAACATTACAAACAGCAGAAGAGCTTAGAAAAAAAATTGCTTTAGAATCTGCTAAAGATTTAAGTGGTATTTCTAATACCAGTAAACAGTTAAATAATTCAATTAAAGAAAATATAACTGTAGTAAAACAATTTGCAAACACTATTGATGGTCAACTTACAAGAGCATTTACAGACTTCTTTGATTATACAAGCGATCAATTTAACGATTTTAAACAATTAGCAACATCTATTACTCAAGCAGTAATTAATGAGTTAATTCAAGTTTTTATAGTGCAAAAAATGGTTGAAGGTATTACATCAGGCATTACTATGATTGGAAGCATATTTGATGGCAGTCTTGCTAAAGCTGTTGATGGCATACAAAACCTAGATGGCGGTGGTTATACAGGCAATGGCATTAGAGCAGGTGGTTTAGATGGTAAGGGTGGTCGTTTAGCTATGATACATCCGCAAGAAACTGTTATAGACCACACTAAAGGACAGGCTATTCAAGCTGCACCTACAGTCAACTTTAATATCTCAACAGTAGATGCTGCTGGATTTGACCAGTTATTAGCATCAAGAAAAGGATTGATAACATCAATCATAAACAATGCCATGAATAATCAAGGCAAGATGGGAGTCGTATAATGTCAGGACAATTTCCAACATCTCCTAATTTTAGAAGTTTAAATTTTAAAGATAATAGACCTACTTTATTGAATCAGACTTTATCAGGTAAAAAACAAGTCAGACAAATAGGTAGTCAATATTTTTCTTTTACAGTGCAAATGCCACCTTTACAACAAGAAAAGGCTCAAGAAGTATTTGCATTTTTACAAAAACAAAAAGGTTCTTTTGAGGACTTTACTATAGTTGCACCATTAGATAATTTAGGTGCAGGCAAAGCAGAAACAGATATTCAAGTAGTTGGAGCTCATACATCAGGAGATGCTTCTATTGCTTTAGATGGCTTCTCAGCTAGTCAGACAGGTGCTTTGAAAGCAGGTGATCTAATTAAGTTTGCAAATCATAGTAAAGTTTATATGGTTCAATCAGATATTGATTCTGATAGCGGTGGAGCATTAACTGTTCTTATATCACCTAACCTAGTAGCATCTCTAGCAGATAATGAAGCTGTTACTGTAAATAAACCTAGTTTTACTGTTTATCTTGAAAACAATGAAATTATGTATTCAACAGATGCTAGTGGTTTTTATAGTATTTCATTTGATGTTAGAGAGGTTATAACCTAATGCCTAGAAGTTTATCAGCAGGTTTACAAACTCAAGTATCATCAACAGCAACTAAAACAGCTTTTTTAGTTGAATTAAATTTATCATCTACTATTAGATTAACTGATTGGTATTCTAATGTTACTTATGATTCTAACAGCTATGAAGCTGGTGGTTCTTTTTTACAAGTAGATGCAACTACTGAAACTGGTCAATTACAAGTTGATGAAGTTGGTATTACATTATCAAATGTTACTAGCACTATTAGAAGTCTTGTAGAAGATGGAGAATTTACAGATAAAATTGTTGATATTTATTTAGCGTATTTTGATGCTAATGAAACTATTGTTGGTGCTATTAACTTTTTTACAGGACAAATAAGAAATGTAGGCATAGTCGAAACTATTGATAGTTCAATTATTAATATGAGAGTTGCTAGCCATTGGTCAAATTGGAGTTTAACAAAAGGCAGACACTTTTCTGATGAATCACAGCAAGCTTTTAGTTCAGGTGATAGAGGTATGGAATTTGCAACTCAAGTCAAAGAAGATGTTAGGTGGGGTCTATAGATGGTAATTGGTTTTTTAACATTTTTAGGAATAGGGGCAGGAACAGCAGCAACTATAAGCTCTGTTCTTTCTTGGACTTTAGGCTTAGCAACATTAGCAGTAGGTGTTAAAGGTTATAGACAGCTTAAAGATATGCAAGCTCAAGCTCAGACTATTATGGCTAATAAAACGTCTGCTGGCGGTAAGATTCCTGTTATTTATGGCTCAAGACGTGTTGGCTCGCAAGTTATCTATATGGATACACATAATAATGATTCAAGAGATTTATATGTCGTTTATGCTTTAGCTGTTGGTGAATGTGAAGAAATAATTGGTAGAACTATAGAACTAGATGGAAATTTAATAACTGATTCAGCTAGATTTACTGAAGGCGGTTATGTTGGTTCTGACAAAATATCTTCAGGTGCAGGATCACTAAATACAGTTTCACAAAATGGTGCAACAGTTATAAATGCTGGTGCTGGTGGTTTTGGCACTAATCCTGCTGGGCAATATAGATATGTTTTGAATTGTCATCATGGTGCAGCAAGTCAAACAGCAGACCCAATGCTAGTAGCTTCTATGACTAACTGGACTTCAAATCATAGATTAGATGGTATAGCTTATATAGCAGCACATTATCAATGGGAAAGACATGGTATGTGGTCAGGTGTTCCACAATTAACAGTTCAAGTAAAAGGTAAAAAAGTTTATGATCCAAGAGATTCAGGTCAAACATTTGGTACTCCTTCTACTTATGAGTGGTCAGATAATCCAGCCTTATGTTTTTTAGACTACATATCTAATGATGAATATGGTAAAGGTTTAACTGCATTACAACTTAATATGTCTACATTTAGTTCTGCTGCTTATACAGCAGATGCTTTACAAGATAATCCATATTATAGTGGTACTGAAAAATCATTTACTTGGAGTGGCACTTCAGGTTCTAACTTTATTCTTGTAGCAGCTGGAAGTGGTGGTGGATTGCGATGGTGGCAAAATAAGGTAGGTGAATTATTTACCTTAGAAGATTCTAGTGGAAATGTTGTTATAAATTCATTACCTATTACAGCAGTTCAAAGAACTCATGTTTATGGTCAGGGTGTTAAATTACAAATTTATTTTTCTGGTACTTTAGGAGCAACCTATGCAGAACAAACAGGTACTTCATTAGCAAAAGTAAGAAGATTTCATTGTAATGGTTATTTAGATACTAATAATAATGTTATAGACAATGCAAAAGAATTGCTTGCAAATATGCGAGGTATTTTTCTTTATATTAATGGTCAATATGAATTATCTATAGAAGATACAGGTACTTCTACTTTTAGCATTAGTGATGATCATATTATTTCTGATGCAGGTATATCAGTTGATTATGGCAATAAAGATAAAAAAGCAAATAAAGTAGTAGTTGAATTCTTTAACGCTAATAAAAAATATGAATTAGATACAGTAACAGTTTTACACGATGCAAGTCCTGAATATTATTCAGATGATAATGATGAAATATTAGAAATTAAAGCTGAATTTCCTTATGTATCTGATTCATATATAGCTTATAACATGGGTAAAGCTATTCTTGTTAGAAGCAGAAATCAAACAACTATGCAATTCTTAGGTACTCCTGAAATGTATAAGTTAAATGTAGGAGATATAGTAGATTTAACTTATACAGGTTTAGGATTTTCAGGCAAAATTTGTCGTGTTGAAGCATTAGAATTACAGTCAGATGGTTTAGTTGCAGTTAGCTTAATAGAATACTT